GCCAAATCCGACTGGAAATTTAGCCAATACGGATGCTGCTGATGCCGCTCATAAGTTGACTTTTGATTCAAAACAAGAGCTAACTATTGATTCGCGTACAGTAGGTTTGGATGGGACAGATCAGATGGGTATTACCGATATCGTCTGTAGAGAATCTTATTTGACATCTTTCGAATGGAACGCTTCCGATGCCGTTGATGATATTTTGTGGAATTCATATGTGACGCCTAATTTATATAACGCCGAACAATTGGAGATCCATGCTACACCGATGGCTATGATTGCTAATATCTTTAGGAATTGGCAAGGTAGCGTGAAATTTAGATTTCAAATAGTTAAATCTCAATATCACAAAGGACGTATACTGGCACGTTATGATCCCAACTTTTTACAAGAGGGGGTTGAATATAACCAGAATTATTCCAGAGTGATTGATATCTCTGAAGAGGAAGATTTTGAAATTGTGATAGGATGGGCTCAAGCTCAAGCCTTTCTCAATTGCGGAGACGCTATGACTCAAAATTTCCTCAATTTTAACACCACTCGCTTAGGTATTGCTCAAAATGATTATTACAATGGAGTTTTAGAACTTAATGTATTAAATCAATTGGTCAGTCCTAGCTCAGATACTCCAGTTAGAGTTAATGTGTTCGTAAGTATGTGTGATGATGCCAAATTTGCTTTCCCCGATCCAGACAAAATTCGGAGATTGCATTATTTTGCTCCTCGCACTGTTGCACCAGGCACAACTGGTTATGACCGAGCACCAGGTGTATTGCTATCGCAATCGGGTACCGAAAGTGATAACAACATGCCTATGGGAGCGCAAGAGTTACAAACAATAGCTCAAGAGCAAGATCCTGCCGATCATACCATGGAAGTTTTCTATGGTGATGTGGTGGTATCATTGCGTGATCTATTTAAGAGATATATGAAATATTTAACACGAGTACCCACTCCTCCCAATTTCCCGGATGTATATAGATTGCATCAATATCGAGATAAAGTCTTTCCATACCATTCTGGATGGGATGAGACGGGTATTCACAGATCGGAAGATAACCGGCTTGAATTTCTTACAGTAGCACAAACATTGCCTTTGAATTTTATGGCACCATGTTATGCTGGCTGGAGAGGTGGAATTAGACGTAAGTTCGTGTATCACGATTCGAATTATCCGAAAGTGTTACAACCAACTGTGTCCAATTTTAGATTTGGTGAACCACAAGTTAATACACGAGATATATTGTTCTCTGATGATCTTGTAAGTCTTGAGAAGAATCTCTCGGCTAACTGGAATCAATTTAGTGTAACAGGTAGTACAACTACAAATATCGGTGTGAATAACACATTAGAGGTGGAATTTCCTTTCTATCAAAC